GGGAGCCTGACCCGCATAACCCTGATTGGACTGTAGACAGGGACGATGTTAATGCGGCTATTGAGAAAATGTTTGACTATTATGATGTTCAAATGCTTTGGGCAGACCCCTCTTTTTATGAGCCAGACGTGTTAACCTGGTCTCAAACTTGGAAACGCCGTGTTGAGCGTATTCCTCCGACAACACAAAGAATGGCTCCAATGGCGCAACAGTTTATTGCCGATTTGGTGGCGAAGGAAATAGGGCATAACCGTGACCCTAGACTTGAAAGACACGTCCTGAACGCGGTTGCTACCGAGTCGGGTTCGTTCCGCAAGGAAAAACGAAACAGTCCACGCAAGATTGACTTGCTTGCTTGTGCGGTGCTTGCTAATGGGGCAAGGCACGCAATTTCGGGCAAACCTCAAGGCTCACGAAGGGCAATTGTTTTATGACACTTAACGCAGACGAACTAGCGGCAGTAGAAAAACTGCAAAGTAAACTTCAACGGCACGCTCCTAAAAATATTGAATTAGAAAACTATTTTGAGGGTAAAAATCAACTAAAAGACATGCGGATTAGTATTCCGCCAACTTTGCGCGATGTTGAATCGGTGGTTGGCTGGCCTGGTACTACTATTTCTGTTTTAGAGCAACGGCTAGATTTTGAAGGTTATGTTGGTGCGGACACTTTAGGTTTAAATGATATTTACCGTGACAACGATTTAGATGTTGAGTCTAATCTTGGACACGTTGATTCGCTTATTTATGGAACTGCGTTTCTAGTTGTTGGTCGCGGTATGGACGGTGAGCCTGACCCTTTAATTACTATTGAGTCTCCTAAACGCATGACCGGATATTACGATATGCGTATTCGTAGGCTTACTTCAGCGCTTGCTATTAACCGGGATGATAGGGGAGTTCCTGAAAGCGGAACGCTTTATTTGCCTAATGAAACTATTTGGTTAGAGTGGGATAAAGGGAGACCGGTTGATGTGGAGCGTGACCGGCATAATTTAGACCGCGTGCCGGTAGTGTTTATGGCAAACAATCCGCGTAGTGGGGACCCTTATGGTCGGTCAGAAATAACTCGTGCAGTACGGGCTTACACGAACGCGGCAATGCGAACTTTGCTTGGCGCGGAAATAGCAAGAGAGTTTTATTCAGCCCCGCAAAGATATGTTATGGGTGCTGACGAGGAAATGTTTACTGATTCTGACGGTAACGCTTTAGACAAATGGCAGGTTATTCAGGGTCGCCTTTTAGCTTTGCCTATGAACGAGGAGGGGCAAACTCCTAGCGTGGGGCAATTCCCCGCCAATAGTACTGCTCCTTATTTTGAACAAATTCGGGCACTAGCTCAACTAGTTGCGGCTGAAGCGTCTATTCCGCCGTCATATTTGGGTTTTCAAACGGATAATCCTGCTTCGGCGGACGCTATCAGACAAATGGAGTCTCGCCTAGTTAAAAAGGCGGAGCGTCGGCAGAAACAGTTTGGTCGCGCTTGGATGGAAACGGCTAGGCTTGCCCTACTGTTCCGTGACGGGGAAATCCCTGAGGAAATATCTGAAGTGCGTCCCCTTTGGCGTGACCCGTCTACACCTACACGGGCGGCTGCGGCAGATGAAGCAGTTAAACTTATTAGCGCCGGAGTACTCCTACCGGACTCTGAAGTTACCTACAATCGTATTGGGCTCTCAGAGACCGATAAAGCCGTCATACGGGCTGAAAAACAAACGGTCGGTACTGTGCAACTACTAGAGGCTTTAAGCGCCTCACAAACGCCCACAGCGACGCCTGGAACTACTGAGGAGCTAGCGCCACCGGTTGAAGAAGGCGAGCGTGGGGAAGTGGTAGATTCTTTCCAAGATATTAGTAACGGGGATATTGTTGAGTTTGGCACCGGATACGGTCAAATTGAACATATTATGATTGGTGGCGTTCTTGGCATTGAAGGTTCCGAGTTTGCGATAACTGGCACTCCTGAAGACCCTGCGTTACAGGTTCGTGTTTGGGAAATTGTTGACGAAGAGTGGGTTGCTACCGAAAATGTTATTGCAGTGCGTTATTCCGAAGTAACGAGGCTTGAAGAACTGCCTGAACTATAATGACTCGCGAGCAAACAATTATAGACACTAGAGAATATTTTTTAGGTGTTTATGGGTTGTTACAAAATACGGGTCGGGCTTTACTGCCTCGGGAGCGACTAACTGACCGCCGTAAAATGGCAGGCGTTGTTCGTACCGTAACTGGCAGTGTTATTAACGATGTTGGTGGGGCGGCAGTTCAGGCTTCCAATGAAGTTTATAGGGAGCTTCGTAGGGAGGCGGGTGTTACTTCCGGTTTTGAACCCGCCACCCCGCAAAGTTTAAGCACGCCTGAAAATGTTGACCCTATTGTTGGCGATTTTATTAAAAAATCGTATGGGGAAGGCGCAACAACTGACCCTGCTTATTCGGCAGAGGTTGAATGGGTGCGTGACCAAGTAAGCGATGCCGTATTTGACTCTTGGCTATTTTCGGTAGAAAAAACGGTTGGCAATATTTTTAGAAATAATATTGCTTCCAATGTTGCTAGGGATAGGGCGGCAATTGGATATCAGCGTATAGCAAGACCGAATGCTTGCACTTTTTGCCGAGTAGTAGCGTTAAATGTTTACACTTCGTTTGAACAAGACGGGGGATATCATAAAAACTGTGCTTGCTATGCTGTCCCCATATTTCAGGGGCAGTCGCCATATTATCCAGAATATTATGAAGATTTTGAACGCCAATATAACGAATATAAGGATAAAGCCCCGCCTGAAGGATATCAGTCTCGCAGTATTCGGTTAGATGATACCGCAAAGAATAGGGCAGAAATTAGGCGACGGGAAACTTTCCGCAATATACGCGCTAATATTGAAGCGGAAACAAGGGATTTCCCAATTCCCGCACCACCTACTGAAGCAATTTTGAAAGAAATTGAGCCTGGGAAGTTTAGTTTAGGCGGAAACATTTACGATATGCCTGTTCGTGGCGTAACAAGTATGCGGGACAGCTTAAATAATTTTGAGCAAGCCGCACTTAATGAATATACAAATACTGGTTATGCTCCTATTAATCAGGGGCTTCGAGATGGCATTCTTGAACCTTTAACTGGCGATAATCTTAGCGCTGGACAACTGCTGTCTAACGAGGGAATTGTAGGGCAATTAGATAGTGCATTGTCAAAGTCTATTACTACGGACGAAATTACAGTTTTGCGTGGAATGCCCGTTGAAGCTTTAATTCCCGAAATTCCTGGTATGGGACCGGCAAGTCAACTAAGATATTCAGACCCAGACGGGGTAACCTGGTTTTTGCGTCAATTTGAGGGACGAACCCTTAGTGACGCTGGTTATATGTCTACTTCTATGAAAGAACTAGTCAATCCGGACATTGCGGCTCTGACTTATGGCACTAGCGGTATTGTGTTTGAAATTAATGTCCCACCGGGAACTCAAGCCCTTGATGTTTTTGGGTCTGATTTAGCAGATACAGAAGTTCCGGTTGTTTTGGCAAGAGAGCAAGAACTATTATTGCCTCGAAATACTAAACTTAGGGTAAACCGGGTTCTTGAACCGGGTGAAGCACCACCTACTGGAAGCCCGCTTGCCGACCAATTGCGCGGACAAAGTTGGACAATTTTAGCGGAGGTTGTAAATGACTGAGGAAAGAAAAAACTTTTGGCAAGACGATACGCCCCAATTTAAAATTACCATTATGCGTGACGGTGTTCCGGTTAACATTTCTTTAAGCGAATGGTATAAACTAAACGCTAATCCGGACAATAGTGAACGCGATTAAAATATCCGTGTTTATAGCTAATGAGACTTCCCCTAACGGGGATGCCGCATGGCAATATTCCTGCATAGGAGAGCAATGAGCGAAGAAGCAGTTACCGAAACTACCGAATCTACCGAAAGCGTTAACGCTCCGACAGAGTCACAGGAACCGCAAGGTACTGATGAAACAGATTGGAAAGCGGAAGCCCGAAAGTGGGAACGCCGAGCCAAGGATAATTCTAAGTTCCGTGAGGCAGCTGAAAAGTGGGCTGAATATGAGAAAAGCCTTAAACCCGAACAGGAACGCATGGCTGACGAACTAGATGGGCTAAGGAAGGAAGCCGCTACTGCAAAGTTAGCGCTTCTTAGATACGAAGTAGCTCAAGAAAAAGAAGTACCGTTAGACGCGGTACGACTTTTGTCCGGCGAAACTAAAGAAGAGCTTGAACAAGCCGCCGACGCGCTTCTCGCACTTATTGAATCTCGAAACCCTAAATCACCTAAACCCGACTCGTCCCAGGGGCAACCTGTCCGTGGGGGGTCTACTACTGCCGACCAATTCGCGGCAATTCTAGGTGACATTATTTAGAAAGGTTATTAATGGTTGACATTAGTAGGTCTACTTCTGGAGTAGTCCTTCCTCAGGAAGTTTCTACTGAAATCCTTGCCAAGGTTCAGGAAGCTTCCATTATTCAGCGTGTCTCTAATCAGGTTACTTTGCCCGGACCGGGTATTTCGTTTCAGCAGATTACTGGCGACGCTGTTGCTTCGTGGGTAGCAGAAACCGGTGAGAAGCCTGTTTCTAACTCTACTCTTGCTACGAAAACGATGACTCCTTACAAGGTGGCTGTTATTACTACCTTCTCTCAGGAGCTTACTCGTGACAAGGCGGCACTCTACAACACTCTTATTGACCGGCTTCCAAACGCCCTCGCTAAGAAGTTTGACGAAACCGTGTTTCACGGTACTGCCCCCGGTAGCAACTTTGACACGCTAGAGAATGTTGACACTATTGATTTTGCCGATGTTTACGATGCCTTCGTAACTGGTGTAACTGATATTGGTGTTGCGAACTATGAAGCCAACGGGATTATTTTGTCCCCTCAGGCTGAAAGCTCGCTGTTCTCTGCGAAGGACCTTCAGGACCGTCCGTTGTTTATTTCTGACCTTCAGACTGAGGGTGCGATTGGTGCGGCGCTTGGTCGTCCAATTTTCCGTAGCCGTCACGCTTATGAAGCCGCAGCCGGTGGCAACCCTGCCACTTACGGTTTCATTGGTGACTGGACTCAGTCGTGGTGGGGTTCGGTTGAAGCCGTTAACATTAAGGTTTCCGACCAGGCTTCGCTAGACATTGACGGGTCTACGGTCTCGCTCTTCCAGAACAACATGATTGCTATTCTGGCTGAGGTTGAGCTGTCCTTTATGGCTCTTGACGAGGCATTCCGTAAGTTCACTGTCGCAGGTTCCTAATTTAGGCGGGGGGTGGGCTTAATGCCTGCCCCCTCAGGGAAGTGAGGACAGATGAGCGTTTGGGCTACGCCACAAGACATAATTGACCGTTGGGTTGGTCCAGGGGCACCTACCGATACGGACCAATTGCAGGCGTTACTTGACGACGCTGAAGCAATTGTTTTATCTGAATATCCTGCTATTCAAACCCGTATTGATGCGGGCACGCTAAACCTTGACCTTGTTGTTATGGTTGTTTCCCGTATGGTAACAAGGTTGTTGCGAAACCCGGAAGGGTTAAGTTATTGGCAACAGCAAACCGGTCCCTTTGGGCAAGCCCGTAATTTTAGTGACGGCAATACAGACATATGGATGACGGTTTCTGAAAGGGAACTGCTTCGAGCGGTAAGCAAAGGCAAATCTTTCTTCGTAAACCTTGGACCTAACGCAGTATCGCCTCCGCTAGATATTAATACTGACCTAGAAGATGTTATTTGGAAGAGTCTAGGTTGATAGTACGCACCGACGAACCGATTTATATTCACCGGAAAACAGAGTCAGGCGTTGACTCATATGGAAACCCTACTTATACGGTTGAGGAAATATTAGTTCGTAATGTGCTTTTTGCCTATGGTACTACTACTGAACCCGTTGAAGTGGAACGGGAACCGGTAGACGCAAGACTAACGCTCTACTTTCCTTATGGGACTGTTATTGAAGACGGCGACGAGTTTGAAATCCGCAACACAATGTGGGTAAAAGACGGCGAGCCTAACGACTGGCAACAATTGTTTGCCGGTTTTACTCCAGGAGTTGTTGTTGGGGTAAGGAGGCGTGATGGCTAAAGCGGGTACTGTTAAAAAAAACGAAGCCGGCTTTAAAGCGCTTATACAGTCCGAAACGGTAACGAATATTCTTAAACCGGTTGCAGAGTCTATTGCCAAGACAGCAAGAAGCACTGCTAAAGCGGCAGAGTTGGGTTCGTCTCGACTTCAAGGATATGCAAGCGCCGGGTTTACAGTAGTTGTTCAAAAACGGTCTAAACGACAAAGAGTACTTGTTGAGTCTAACGCGCCAAGGAAGCTGGCTTTAAGAGTGCATTTCGCTACTCAAAAAGTTAACGGAATTGGACATATGCGTCAGGCAATGAAAGATACTGCGGGGATTCAATGGCCTTCGAAGCGGTAATATTTCCCGACATAGAACCATTAATTGTTTCTAAACTTCAAACATTTGTTGACGAGTCTACAGAAACATATTGCTCCAATGTGCGAGTAGCAACAAAAAAACTGCCTGCCGGGTCTGCCCTACAGTCAGAAGTAATTATTCAAGTGTCTTATCAGGAAAGCCTTGATAAGGTTCGTAGAGCCGCAACTGTTTTAGTCGAAGTGTTTGCAGACGACTATGGCACGGCTTCCGAGCTAGCTCATTTTGTAGCTAGCAAATGCCCTAATCTTGTCGGAAATACAATCAAATTTGCTGAAGCGTCTATTGGACCTTTCAGGGATTCTGAGGCAAGTCCGCAAGAAAAAAGGTCAATAACCTTTGACCTTATTGTTAAGGGAGCTGATTATGCGGCTCCAACACCAACCGGTTCATAGAAAGGGAGAGAATGGCTCTCACAGCTGATTCTGTTCGCGTAGGCGTTACCGGTGCTGTTTATGCAGGGGAAACTTCTGCAAGCGCACCAACCGCCGCCGATTCTACTCTTGTTGGGTTCACTGACCTCGGTTATGTTGGACCAGACGGAGTTGAAGAAACCCGTGACCGTTCTACCTCGCAAATTCGCGCATGGCAGAACAGTGACCTTATCCGTGAAGTTGTTACTGAAGCAACAGCAACATTTACATTTATGCTTATGGAAACAAGCACGGCAACCCTAGAGTTGTATTATGGGGCAAGCGTTGACCCTGCAGACGGCTCCGTTGAGGTTAACCCTAGTGCTACGGGTGGAAAAAAGTCGTTCGTTATTGATGTTATTGACGGAGACTCTAAAATCCGTACTTATATTCCGTCCGGCGAGGTTCTTTCCGTTGAACCGCAAACTGCCGCAAACGGTGAAGCGCTTATGTATGGCGTGACTGTTACCGCGTATGTTTCCGACTCAGGATACTCATACAAGCGGTTTATGTCTGACCTCGAAGCTTCCTAATAGCCCCGTGGGAGGGGGGTCGCGGTCACTCCCCTCTTACGGACTATAATTGACCGCAACAGAAAGGCCGCAAATGTATAAGTTTACTATCGGAAAAACTGAATATGAAATCCCTGAGTTTTTAGACATTCCCTCAGGTGCTTTGCGTAAGTCTCGTAAGGGTGCTGACGAAATTGACAAACTTTACATTATTCTCGAAGAAACTATGGGGGATAACAGTAAAGAAATTAAAGCCCTAGATACTTTAAGCGCTAAAGAGCTTGGCGAGTGGATGAAAAACTGGACTCAGGGGGCAACATTGGGGGAAGCCTTAGACTCAGACGGTTCATAAGCGACTATCCGGCTGAGTTGGCAAGTGATTTTAGGGCTTTTTATAATTTTGGCATAGACGATATAGGCAAAAAGGTAACTTTGCTTGAAGCTACCTTACTTATTCGCATACTGTTACGCAAACCTGATTCCGCATTACAAGCGGCTATCGCAGGCTGGGAATATCCTGTAAGCAGGGAATGGGTAGTGTTAGCGCATTTGTGGGATTTGACTGCAAATATTAACTCTAAGAGGAAAGTTAAACCGTATCCGAATCCGTTTAAAAATGATGCCGTATCTCGTTTAGGTAAAACTGATTTGCCAACAGCGACAGTTAAA